GGACAATGTTAGAAGCACAGCGTCAGATGGAACAAGAGAGAGAGCGTCAGATATTGGCACAACTCGCTCCCTCAAACCCTTCCAATCCACTACCAATGGCAATCCATCCACTTCAAATGGGTGGTGCTTCTGATTTCGGAGTGTCCCGAAGATACCAATCTCCTGATAGTGGCGACCTTGTCCCTCCTCCTCGGGTGTCAAGGGTTCAACAACCACCACCACTCCCACCTCCGAGTAGAGCGGTTCAACAACAACCTTCCCCGCTCCAACTTCCACAGGGTGCTGTTGATGGACTTGCTACCAGATTGAGTATGCTATCTCCTTATCGCTCACCAGAGGGAGTATTTAATTTTGAAGATGAATATGATTATAAGAGTAGTTCAAGTGGTTCTGGTATGCGGGGTCGTTTAGCAAGAGTTTATAGAAAATAATTATCTATATCTATCATATATGTATCACCAAGCATTAGACAGTTCAGCACAGACAACAACAGCGACCGCCCAGATGCCTCGTCCATTTGTTCGGGGATATGACCGTCAGGCAGTTAGTAGGGCACAGGGTGGCGGGGTTTATTTGAAGGGTTTTTCTCGTATGGAAGGAAGTGGGTTCTCTGTTGGTTTGGTTGGGAATGATGAACCCCCTGCGGATATGGGTGGATTTGATGCTATGCCATTCCTTGCGAGAATGGCGAGGAAGAAGGGATATTCGCAGGCACAGATTGACAATTTTAAACAGAGCAGAGGTAGCAGAGGTGGTTCCCTGTTTGATGTTGATTTTGAGGCATTGGAAAGGAGGCGAGTGAGGGACGCAGAGTTGAAGGCAGAGAAGAGGGCGAGGATGACACCCGAACAGAGGGCAAGGGCAGAGAAGGAAGATAGGCAGAGGGAGAGGGCGGGTGAGAGGTATCGTAATATGACAGAAGGCGAGAAAGTGAGGGAAAATGTGTCAGCACCATTCCGAAAATTAGGCAAAAGTTTTGACAGAAGTTTTGGCAAAATTGGTAAGTTATTTTAATATCTGTATATGATATATGGAAGGAGGTAAATTATCCACACAGAATTTGAAAGGATTACTTGATGCTTCATATGACCCGAGAAAGAAGAAGGTCGGCGACTTTGTTTTAGACAAAGAGTTATCCAGTGGAACCAGTAAGGTCTATCGTAATCCGAAATCGGGACAAGTTGTTGTAGCACACCGAGGGACAGCGGGGATTATGGATTGGGGCAACAATGCTGTTTATGCTCTCGGAGGGAAGGAGGCATACAAACTAACCCCTCGTTATAAGGAGGCGGAGAAAGTCCAGAGGCGGACAGAGAAGAAATATGGTGCGAGTAATGTCAGCACAATCGGTCATTCGCAGGGCGGACTTCAAAGTGAATTGCTCGGAGGAAGGAGCAAGGAAATCATCACACTCAACAAGGCGACCCGACCATTTGAAAGTAATAGGAACAAGAACCAATTTGATGTGCGGAGCGATAGAGATGTGGTATCGGGATTGAACCCCTTCGCAAGGAAATCCAAGAAGGATGTGAATATCAAAGCACAGTCCTACAACCCTCTAACGGAACACAGTGGGGATGTCTTGAATAGGTTAGGCAAGAACCGTCAGATTGGAAGAGGGGTTTATATAAAGGGATTTGCGAGGATAAAGGGAGGAGTTATTACTCCACCCTCGGGAGGGCAACCTCCACCTCCACCTCCACCACCTCCACCTGCCGATGTAGGAGTGCCTGCGACTATTGCCGATATGACGATGGTGGAAAATAATTTCAATCGTCTGAACGGAATACTTAACAATATTATAGATACTATGGATACTTCCCCAGAAGAGGACGACATCATAAGAGATAGGATTGCCTACCTACCTCAATTAGAAGACGATATACAATTTATTCTGGAACAATTTCCGAGCGAGGAGAATGCTAATCTTATACTTGAATACTATGAAGAATTTACAGACGATGAACCAATAGTAGTAGTTCCATCCATAAGAACTTGGAGGGGTGGTTTTTTCGCAGGGTATTTCCCACCTCCCCCACCTCCAAATGATGGCGTAAATCTGGGTGGTATGTTTGATATGGAAGAATAAACCGAATATTAAGATTATAACAAGGATTATATGATTATTAAGATAAATAATCATATAATATGATAAAAAAGATGATAAAGACTTAATAAAATTAATTTTATTAAGTCTTTATATACGAAAATGAAGAATAATATGATTATTTATCTTAATTATTGTTTAATCTATGTTATAATATTAACTTTTGTTTAAATATAGTCCTTCCAACCTCGCAGGAATGACTGACTTCTTATTACAGTCATCACAGCACCGACCACCCACACATAACGGGGCGGGGTTATTTCCAAATCCGTATTTCTTATTTCCACAAAGGACACAAGTGTAGGGTTTGTAGTTCTTCGCATACTCCTTCTTCTTCTCCTTCTCCTGCTTCATATACGCAATACTCAATTCCTGTTGTTGTTCGCACAATCTCTTGAAATCTATCCCTTCCATTCCTTGTTATCTTCTGAATTATTTATATGGTTTTTCATATATATGGTAAAAACTCTCCACCATTCCAATCGGGGATATCTACATAGGGTCTGTTGAGTTCAATATACTCCATAAGATAATCTTTCACTAATTCGGCGACTTCCATAGTTTGATTTTCATCCATAATTTCTACCAACTCTGCTTTAATCCTATCAAAGTTATCTATTTTAGAAAATATACGCTGTGTAGTTGCTTCTTTGTTTGGCACCACTAATAAACCGGCGTCTATTCTATTCAAATCCGCCCATAAGTAATTTTCCACATCTTTTATATCTTCAATAATCAATTCTACATACGCATTGTATTCTTCTACATCATCGTCCTCATCATCATCATCGTCCTCATCATCATCCTCTGGGTCAGGTTCAATAGCGGGGTCTGGTGGTTCTTCTTCATCACCAAGAAAATCATCTGCCTTACGCTTTACTCTACCACCCATCATCCTTCCGAACCCCTTCATATAAATCCCACTGCCTCTGGGTTGGTCTTGTTCTGACATTCCCTGTTTTTCAATTTCTTCTCGCATCGTTTCATTATAAACCCGCTCTGCTTCCGCCAATCGCTCCGCTTCTCTATTTCCAAATGTGGATAGGTTGTATTGCTCGGGTTTTTTCAGATGTATCCACATCCACCATTGGCATTATTTGTGCTTGTCCGACAGGTCTATCTGCCATCGGCAGATTTCTATACATTTCATATCTGGGGAAGTTTGCTTCTCTGTAAAAGTCCCACATACCGCTTTCTACTGCTGGTCTGTTTCTTATAGGGAGAAAAGTCGCTCTTCGCCTATGCTCTGCCAATTCACTTCTGATTGCTTCCATTTCCTCATAACGCCTATCAACAAAATCTTCTGCCTGAATTGCTTGGGAACTCACATCACCGAAATAAACCCTTGCTTGTATTAGATTAGACCTTGCCACATTATAGAAATTGGTTGCCTTTTTCAATCGCTTCATTATTTGTGCTTCTTCTCTTTTGACAATAGGTGTATAGTATTCTTCCACATCATCAGGTGCGAGGGATGCCCTTGTTATTCGGACTGGTTCAGCATCTGTTTCCGCCATTGGAACTACTTCATTGTCGGCAACATTCGGAAAAAATGAGGAAACGATTGGAGCGGTAGGGGTTTCTACTTCTGCGACTGGAACGACCACCGCCTGATGTCTTCCTCTTATTCTATTCCAAATATTTCGGAAGGTATTGGAAAGACTGCCTCCTTCTATGCTCTTCTTGTAGGCAATTATTAGAGAAATTCCACTGCGTCCCAACTCCTTTGTCCGATATTCCGTAAAACCATATCGCTCCACTTTCTTCGGCGTCATTTGTCTAAACCTCAACATATTCGCTGTCCTATCCACATTGCGTCCCGAGTAGTCATTTGCTTTCAACCACTTCTTCGCTTCTGCGACTGTGAATTTGGGTTGCTTGAATACAACACTCTGAATAACATAATCTGCTTCCATTATATATTACCATAGAATATTAATTGATAGATTGTTTGGTGAATAAGGATTATCTCGCCAGTTGCCTCTGATATTATGTGCTCGCAATAAATACCTGCGTCTTCGCTCTGGGTCTTTGTGGGCGGTGAAATCTTCTGCTCCCTTTTGTCCGAAATGAACCCACTTGAAATTGTTCTCATCATATACCATAAACTTCTTACCCTTACGGGTGGAGGGTTGGACTTCCTTCCCTAAATATTTTCTTGCTTTCCTTTGGACTTCTTTGATATCGCTATCCATATAGTATAGGATTAGTTTTTAATTTATAGCGGTGAATGCGGAAAATGCGGAGGGTTTTGAGATTTGTTCCCGTATAAGGTTTCAGTTCCTACCATCTGACGGCACTTGGTAGTTGGCAGTCCGACCACCTCTGACCTTTGCCGACTTGACCCCGTTTTTTCCGCAAGACTCCGCATTAGACTTTACCCATATCAATTGCCCCACCCGTATCATCGCTCATAATCTCCGCTGGTTTAAGACCAACATCAATATCCCTCTTTATATCAGGAGATTGGAAGAAATGTTTCAATATATATTCATTCTTCTTGAAATCAATGCTCTTATTCAAATCATCAAACATCTCCAAGAATGTTCCGACATCCTGATACAAATCATTAGTGCGATACTGACTGGCGTTAATAAAATGGAGGAAGGCACAGCAATACCAACCACAAGCGTTATTCATCAGCGACTGAATATCCTTTTCGCAAAAAGGCAACTTCTGACCGAATGACCGCTCCACTGTCTTCTTGACAATCTCGGGAGGAGGCATACCATACGGGTCAAAGTAGATTGGTTCCACCTTCCCATTCGGATACTTATTCACTTGGAAGCAACACCAATGCGTTCCCGAATTGGGTTCGCCATCTTCGTCAAACTCATTCTCCAAGTTGATTATATAGGAGGTATTGGACTTTACCTTGTAGGGCAGTTCATCCTTAAAACAAACACTCTCTAAATTAAACCCCATCTTCTTCGCCAGTTCCTTCAATTGCGTATCGGTGAGGGACATTCTATATTATTAAGAAAGAAATTAATTTATAAATACAACCCACTTCCACTCAACTGATACCTCTGATGGAACTGCTGGTCGTAAGGTTGGGACATCAGAGCAGGGTGTCCGCAACCAATCATTCCCCTTCCCCTCACACTCGCATAAAGTCCATCACCGCCCATTCCCATTCCGCCAGTATCCCTTCTCGGATTATAACTTGCTCTTCCCATTGCTATGTCCTTAGCAGACAATCCAACTCCCCTTAAATCTCCGAACTTCTTCGGGTTCTTCTGATAACTCTCGGGGTCATCAATGTATCCTTCAATATGCTTCTTGCTATACCTCTCCGCCTTCTTACCAAGTTCCCTTCCCGCTGCCATAGCGATGGGTGCCAACTGGGGTTGTCCGATAGCGGTAGCGAGGGCGGCACCCGCAGTGCCAAAAGCAAGCGGTGCTTTGGAGGCAACAGTGCGAATTGCCTTCTTAATCGGACCTTTTATCTTATCACCAAGAGCATACACCTGCTTCTTAATTCCAAGTTTCTTCAAAAAATTGTCAAAACCCGGACCGAAGATACCTTCACCGCCAATCTCCCTATTCGCCATAAGTTCCTCGGGGGACAGAGAGATAGTCATATTCTTGCCCTTGTGGAATGTCCGCTCCATAGCATCATACTTGTCGGGACTAACCACCAACTGTCCTAAACCCATTCCGACCCTGACCTTGTGTCCGTTCCTCAACCTTGACAATACCTTCGCAGAAGGGACACTAATTCCAATCTTCTTCAACTCACTCATCGCCTTGCCTACATCAACCTCGCCAGTCCCAGCGTCATAAATGCCTCGCCTCTTCGCTTCGGCAATTGCGTCTTTCGCAGATACTTTCATTATATTCTATATGGAGAAAATATAATGGAAAACGGTTAAAAAAGAGATAATGCCTAAATGCTTGGTTCTAAAAGGAGTGCCTCACTTAATTAGACCCTCGCACCCGTCAGCACATCAATAGACACCGAGCAACCATACTCGCAGAAGACGAACAAATCAAGTGCCTTGGAAGACTGCGACTTTCCGATAATCTGGACTGACTTGGGAACAGTTTCCTCAACAGGGAGCATACGAGAAACATCCACATAGTAGTAGCAATACTCCATCTCAAATCCCTGACTGTCAATGAGGGAGGAAGTAAGACCGTCCGTAAGACCACCATTGACGGCATTGACGCCGAGCAACTGGTTGTTGAACTGCTCGTAAGTATAACGCTGGGTGTTGTAGAGCATATTCTGTCCCGAAACAACCACATTGAAGTTGGTAAGGTGGCAGAGCGGGGAAGTCGGTCCCGCACCTGCGGGGTCAAACGGGGACATATAAGGAGAAACAGCACTATCAACACCCGCACTGGACGAAGAGAAGAACGGAAGAATAAGGATGGATTTCAGACCCGCAATGCCGTTCGTAATCAGATTGTTGAAGTTCGCCGCCGCAACAACTCCGAGAACCTGATACTGATACACATCCGTATATTTAATCGTCTTGACAGGGGACGACAGGTAGGCACTCTCAAAGGACGGGTTGAAAGTGTAAGCGGGAACATAGAGTTGGATATTAGGGTAGGAACTCTCCTGAACTGTGTTGAGACCTGTTCCTGATGCTTTCAGAGTGCTGTCAAGACAAGTCTTTCCAACTGACAGATTGACCCTCATATCCGCAGCGGTAGAACCAGTAGAGTTTCCACCAGAGTTAGCAGCAGTAGAAGCAACCATAATCGGGCAAATACCACCAACAGGAGTAGAAGACGAAACGAGCGTCATCGTTCCAGCAGTGCCGACCGCCCTCGTATATCTGACAGTGGAGTTATTCAGAGCGAGCGTAATCTTCATAAACACACCCTTCAACAGAGGTGCCTGCTGAAAGAAGGAGTGGAGGTGTTTGAGGTAGATAGTCGCCGAGATAGCAATCTGGAAGCATCCACCCGCCCCAGAACCAGTTCCACTGATTGTCTTCGTAAGCACATACGACTTCCACAAATCCTTCGTTCGGTCAGTAGTAAGCAAGTCAGCAAAAGTTCCAGTAGCAGAAGCATCACCAGTCCTCGCACCAGTGTCATAATTGATGAACTGGATACGCCTCGTCAGACCAACATTGGAAGAACCCGACTTGAAGTTGTTAAAGAGAGTTGCCGTCTGGGAAGCAATCGGCATAGTAGCACCAACAAAGTTATTACAAGTTCCACTTCCAAAAGTGGTAGCAGTGGGGAAAAAACCAAAAG